TCACCGTTGTATGCGTATTTTATATCTCCTGATCGTCCATTTTCAAATCTAATGGCATCTCCTCGGCTGACGAGGTAACGGCTAAGGAAAGTTTTGCCACTGTTTCCCTCCACGTCGTAGTACCAAGTGACTCTTCGTTTGTGGGGTGGAAGATCAATCGCTCTAAGACAGAGTCCTTGCCAACGGTACCATCTGCAGCCTTCGAACTCTCGACGAAGCTGAAGAAGTTGCTCCTCATGTCGTAGATCTTCTGCCAAAGAGTGGATATTTCTTCGATACATGAAGTAAGTTGCTTCAGCCTCTTCGTCCGTAAGGAGTTTGGTAGCCCGTACTCCAGTACTAATGACTTTTGCCATTTCCACTCCGCGTTGGATTGAATAAGGCTTGCCTCCGCGTTCCGTAATGTTGTCAGCAACACATCCCACTTCAAGGAACACGTTTCCTTCTTTTCCGCAATATTTTTTATTATCAGCATCTGATCCAAGAGCTTTTTCAATGTGTGCCTTACCCCCAAGCATCTTCTTAAAAGGCGTGAAGCGTACGGCCTTTTTGAGATGTATGTATCCCTGAATATGGTGTGTTCCATTTTCTCCCCTTTCCAAACCACAGATCGCATAGCGGCAATTATCTGCCGTGAATGTATCTTTGAGAAGGCCCAGGGATTCATCGTCATAATTATTCCAAGTGAAACAATAACGTTTAACAAGAGATTCACGTTTTCTAGACTTTTTAGGCTTATCCGACATAACACAATATATAGCGAGATGGATGCGACAGGTGTCAGGTTAGTATTACCCTGACACCTGCATCCACATCCACTTTTATATTCTTATCAGTGTCCCGTCCCCTTATCAGTCGGTGGCCTACTTCGTGACTGGCGTAACCTATATAAGGCGGACCGCACCCTCTTATCAGTAATGTCAGTCAGTGCAGTGCACGGGCTTGTTCTTATCTCTTATCAGTAACTGTAACATTTTCAACATGAAACGCAAATATGATTATAGGACAACCGGTAGATTGTCTACTAGGTTTAAACGCCGAAGAATAATGCCTTACCGTTCTTTATTTTCAAAATTTAAAATGTTAAGAAGGCGGAGATTTAGACGTCCTATCATGAGAAGACGACCAAGGCCCCGACGTGCTATCAAGTTCAACAAACCATTTACTACAATTCTACGGTTTTCGGACATTCAAAATTTTGACCCTGTTTCTGTCAGTAAATCATTTGCCTATGATGACGGTTGGATTAGTAAGATTGCATTGAAATGTAGTGAACTCGGGTATCTCAAATTATATGACGAAGTTCGTATACTTTGGGGAAAACGTGTGGAATACATTGCTGACCCTGATGTTTTAAACACAACCGACGCTCAACTATCCCGCTATTATGTTGCCTACGACCCTGATGCACACGGCCGGAGATGGAACGGCACGACTGATAACTTTTTGATCAACGTCAATACCAGACACAGACTTATTAAACCGGGAACACCTATGATACATTTTCTACGTCCCCGGTGGTCTAACATTCTAACACAGACAGTTGCAAGTGATGGCTCTGTTATTCCCTCTAAAAATGCATCTTCCCTTTTGCAAAAATCCCCGTGGTGGGATTCCGCTTTCATGCGAGGTATCCCGGAAAGCTCTAATGCTATCCAAAGTTTATTGGAACATAATGCTCCCCACGTAATCAAGTCAACTACAACATGGAAAATACAGTTCAGGGGCTTGCGTCAAGGACAGCTCTACTCAAGTTAAATAATACTAAATATAATATATACTCGACTATCAAGCATATGCCTCGGAGTTAATTTTTCTAGTTATATATGTCTCGAAAGACCTATATGGAAATAAATATTAAAACAAAAATACTGATTTATTTAATTATTTAATTAATTAAAATCATCTTCACTGTGTCCACTATCTGTGTCAGAGATAACGAGCGGGTCTTCTGCCTTGCGCTTATCAGTACCTTGAGACGATGGCGCGACGTAGTCGTCTGGCTCCTTATCTTCTGGTGATAAGGTTTGAATGTCCCATCTATCGAACGACAATTTGCTCTTATCTGGTTCAAAGTTCGCCATAACAATCACATGCGGAGTAGGGTACACTTTCATTTTGCACTCATATTTTGTGTTTAACATTATTCCGTTTTTTATTGTCTCAATAATTTCATAGTTTATATGATCTTCTTGAGAGCGCGAAAAGTCGAAAATAACAATTCTCTCACCGTTGTATGCGTATTTTATATCTCCTGATCGTCCATTTTCAAATCTAATGGCATCTCCTCGGCTGACGAGGTAACGGCTAAGGAAAG